CTACGGTTGTGGCGTTTGTGCGGGTCCAGATACAACGGCTTTTATCCGGTCGGTCAATGTGCCGATGGACTTCGTGAAAGCGATCTTACCTTTAGGGATGGTGGTATCCCGCCCTGCCCAGATGGTAATCACATACAAAGAACTTTGCGTAGAAGGATCGAGGACGGAGAGGTTTAAGAATGCGGGGAAATAGGTGACTTCGGAATGGCGGCTATCCATACTCGTGGAAATTAGGTCTGGTGGACGTTCCGCACCATGTATCTCGAAGATGAGATCAGCTTGCGCCGGTGAGGCGACTAACTGGAAGCGGCCCCACTGCTTGAGCGACGCGTAAAGCTCGTTATAAGCCTCATTTGGACCACCCGGAATATCCCGTACAAACTGATGATCCTCGCCTCCATTGGAGAGAAAGATCTTCTTCGCAGAAGTCATCCTGGCAATTACATCAGGCGAAGGTGGTGGGGAAGGTGGCGGCGCTACCTTCAAGCAAGCCACAGTAAGAAGCAGAAGCAAAAGGCAGAGGCTCAGCAAGGGTCTGCGAATTAGAGCGTTCATGGCATTCCTATCGTTGGGCGTACATCCATGTGGGAAGGCGGGTGACGAGGGGCAGGCACAATACTACTGCACCCACTTCAGAGGGGAGGCCAGATAGCGCTAGAAGTGACCGGTGAGCAATACGCAAAGCTACGGAGGTGAACTTACTTCATCCTTATCCGGCTCATTCACAATCAAGCTGAATCAATCATGCTCATTCATCACCACGCCCCATCCTGACAGCAGGGCGGGGCTTTTGTGTTTGTGAATTGGTATTAGGTGCAGCGAAGTACAGCGTGCAAAAGTAGCACAAGTTGCTTTTGGAGGCTTTGATGATTTCTGGGGAGGGTTGTAAAACCTGCATATTTATTGAGGATTTATGGTGGCCCGGGCAGGAGTCCAACCTGCGACCTTCGCGTTAGGAGTGCGAATTTGCACTCTCTTGAGTATGCCTGAACTGAACTGCACGAAGACGAATAAATCTAGTAAAATGAATAAGATATAAGGTTTATTTGCGTCAAACTGACTGCACGCTCCTGCACGAATTACCGGTACAAAATCACACAATAATCACACATTTGGGTTATCATCGACCCATGCCAAGAGGTCGGAAAGCAGCAAAAGTGAAGGGCGTGTTCGAGCGGTCGCCCGGGGTATGGTGCGCCCAATACCCAAGCGGAGCCTATCCGGATGGACGTACTCGATGGGTTCGGAAGTCGTTCGGCTCTGACAGGGCGGCAGCGGTTTCGTATGTCGAGAAGGCACGGCTCATTGAGCGGACGGGTGAGGGGCTGTTGCCCACTACGGCTCGGAAGCCTGTCCTGACTTTCACTGAGGCAGACCGACAGGCTGCAAGTGTCACGGTCGATGAGCTGGCTGACGATTACCTCGCGTTCGTCCAGGCCAACCCGACCGAGTTCAAAGATCAGGTCAATCCTCCCCGCGTCATCAAAGAGATCAAAGAGGTGTTCGGCTCACATCCTGCAACGACCTTGGAAGCTCATCAGATCGATGACTGGTTGACCGAGATTCAGAGGAAACGAGATCTCGCTCCCGGCACCGTCAACCGAATCAAGTCCACCTTTTCGGGTATATACCGCCGTGCTCTACAGCGCTCAAAGGTGAAGGTGAACCCTGTTCGTAATGTTCCGCAGCGGAAGATGGACAACAAAATAGGGAAGAGATTGACCGATGCAGAGATCGAAAAACTCCGAAATGCCATCCGCAAGAGTGGTGAATCTAAGGCTCACCTCGCGCAGTACCAGCCGGATGTGATTGAACACCGGTTATGTGAACTTGATTTCGCTCTTGGCACCGCTTGGCGCAAGTCTGAGCAATACGGGCTGAGATGGCCACAGGTGGATTTCAAGAACAAGAAAATCACTGCGCTGAACACTAAGAACGGCGAGACATACGTGTGCGAGATGATGGGGCTTGCAGAAAAGGCATTACGAAGGCTTCAGAAACTCAAACGTTCCCGGTTGGCTGGCCGGAAATACGATGCTCCAACTGATGCCGTGTTCGCTATTGGAGACAACAAGAAGTGGTTTGCTCAGGCGACGAAAGATGCGAAGTTGAAGATTCGCTGGCACGATCTCAGGCACACCGCGATATCGATCGTTGCAGAGAAAGCACCGTTTGCCGTGGTCCAGGCGTTCAGCAGACACAAGTCCTCATCGATGGTCATGCGCTACGCGCACGCTGACTCCACCACTATCCGCGATCACTTAGCAATGCTGGACTAACAAAGGGATGGATGCGTCGTTTCAGCGATCCTTGACCTGTAGTCCAATCAGAATGCGGAGCTTCTTCAAATATGCATCCATGTTTGCTGAGGAGATTTCAGGATTGGAACCATCGTTGTAGAAATAGATTCGATCACTGGTTCCCAACCCATGACAATCGAGCTTGGCGAGTGTAGATGGCCCAAGTCCCGTTATAAACATCTTGTGCAATGGATCGTTCCACTCCGACCACCCGTCTGTGATTGTTCCTAGAGTTTTGTATTTTCTGTTAAAGAACGTCCATGATCCATCAGGATTCTTCTCCATCCCATAAGGAAACATGGCCTGACGCACATTAAGATTCGTCATTGAACTCCTTAATCGTCGCGATTGCAAGATACCCCATGTGGGGCGATTTCATTGCGATCAGCATACAGCGTGGCTTTGAACCACATGTTCGGAAATAGAGAGCTTGCACTAAATTCCACCCGTAGTTATTCTGTAAAAGATGCATTCGGAATTCCTGTTCCTGATTTCGGGAGTTTGCAGCCATCAAATCGAGTAGAGCCTAACAGGCCAGTGGTATCCCCAACATCCTTAGAGTCACTGTGTACTCGTGACTTCGTGTGTCCACTGCTGGTCTTCCGGCATGGTGCCTGTGTGCCTATGCCTTTTGAGGTTCTATGAACGACAACACCGCAACACCCCTTCTCGTATCGCGGAAAGATTGTGCAACCCTTCTCTCTCTTTCCGTCCGCAGCATTGACTATCTCATTGCCGACAAGCGCATCAAGACCCGCCGTGTCGGTGGCTCTGTGCGCATACCCATGACCGAAGTACATCGCATTGCTCGGATGGATTTCATCGGCAGCATTCGTCCTGTCAAGACGCAGGAGGTGGCGAATGCAGCCTAACCTTCAATCGCAACTCACCGCCATCACTAACCAACTCGCAGCCATCACCGACTACCTCGGCGATCAAATCACCTGGACCGGGAAGACGTTCAATCCCACGCAGGGCAAACGCAAAGGCTGCAAGAATTGCTATGCCGCCAAGCCGAAGCCTACAGCCAAGCGCGGTCGTCCAGCCAAGCCGAAGCATGGACGCAGCCGTGGCAAGGCGCACAGCGATGCCATCAGGGCAGGTCTGAGAAAGTCCAAACGCGCCAACGCCAAGTAATCCGTGTCAGTTGAACTACCTCAGCCGCTTCCGGTGCATTGGAAGCGGCTTTTCTTTTGCAGAAGTATGGACTTTACGCAAGGGCGAGCGGAGGTCACAATGAGACTCCGTGACAGGGCATCGTTACTTTACCTTGCAGTCTTCATCTGCGCAGTTGTGCTGGGAGTTTTTTCCTTCACACGGGGTCATGTACAAAGTCTCAGCAAAATTTCCGTCTCTGGGCATGTGAAAGTTGTACCGATAGCAATACTCCGTGATATGTGGCGTTCCAAATATGTCCTTGTAGGTGAGTCGTCCGAAACTATACCAAGATCCAGGATCTTTCACGATACCAGTATGCAAAACAAGCGAAGCAAGGGCTCCGCATTCACTAATCGTTTGCATAGAATGTGGGCCTATCGTGAGTTGCTGTTTTTCCCCCAAGAATTGAGAAAAATCCAGCAACTCATTCGATCTAAGTTTGAATTGCTCTCCCGTGCCACAATTCCTTTGCAGCACCAAACCGCGCGCGTTGGTGCTACCGCTGTTTTCAAGGGTTATATCCCAAGAATAGGCTGGCTCGCCGTTGGATGCGAGGCCGTATGTGGTATCAATCGACTTCACAAAGACGAACGCTCTCTGAGTCTCCGTATATTGGCTCTTGAACGTATTAGCTTGGGTGTCGAGTTTTTCTACTGCATCACCGACCCCATTACTGATTTTTCTTGCGCTGGTCGAAAAACTTTCAGCCGCATCGTCAACGCGGTTGGCAGCGGCTATCAGTCGGTCTACTTGAGTAGAGGTGGCGCGGTTATTGCTCCACGATTCGTAAGCCTGAAAAGCGGATACAGAAAAGATAAGCGCAGTAAGAATAATCATCCAGCGCTCGCCCACCTTCACCCGGTCGAGAAGTTTCTCGTTTGTATCTTTCTCGTTTTGAGCGGGTTTATCTGCGCGTGTCTGGGTTTCAAAAGGCTTTCCCGTTTCCATAGGAAGTCTGACATCTGGCGGGCTGTCGGCCTGCTGATTATTAGTGCTTTTCTTATCGTTCAATTTGGGCGCCTTATCCATGTATGAGGATCGCTCCGATGAAGCACAAATACTAAGAGGGCCCAGAAGCACTAGAGCGGTTCAAGCAAGGGATGTCCTAAAGATGCTTTGAAAGACAAGGTTATACCGAAGCGCCAATCTGTGCGATCATGCAAGCCGGGAACGGCCTTGGGTCGGATTTCGCACTCTGTACTGCACTACGCTGCACTGTGTAACCATAAACCACTTGCCAGTGTCAAATAATAGGAGTAGAATTGGCAAATTGGTCGGAAAAGGCCATTTAGTAGTAAGCGGCGGCTGGGGCAGGACTTCGGTGGTCAAAGGTGGATTATGAAAGGGAATGCGGAATAGTGGAATTAATTGGACAACGGGCACTTTCAATGCGTGGACGGGCTGCACAAAGATAGATCAGGAATGCAAGAACTGCTATGCAGAGGTATTGCTAGATCAGAGGTACGGGGCTAATAGAGAGAAGCGGTGGGGTACAGAAGCCAAGCGGAAACGGACTTCTGAAAGTAATTGGAAACAAGTAAAGAAATGGAACTCTGATGCGGCTTCCTCCGGGGAACCGCATTTCGTGTTTTGTGGCTCTTTGATGGATGTGATGGACGGCCATGAGTCGATTCCTCAGGCGTGGCGGGATGATCTCTATAAGCTGATATCGGAAACGCCCAATCTTACTTGGTTGCTTTTGACTAAGAGGCCAGAGAACTATGTGAGCTTTTTGAATGGGCGGCAATTGTCCTGGCCGCATGTGTGGCTTGGGACTACTTGCGGGCACGATGGCGATAAAGCAAGAGGCCGAATAGAGGCATTACAAGGAACTCCTATTCATTCTGAGGCGCAGCGGTTCGTCTCGGCAGAGCCTCTTCTGAGTGATATCAGCGGTATCGATCTATCCGGCATTGGATGGGTGATAGCGGGCGGTGAGAGCGGAGCTGGTGCAAGGCCATTTGATCTAAAGAATGCTTGGAATCTATATGAGGCGTGCGACCGGCAGCATATCGCATTTTGGTTTAAGCAGATAGGCGAGATCACTGTTGACGGCGCGGAATCAATCGAGAAAGTCAGCAGTCTCCATGATCTTTCGCAGGTGCCATCGAAGTATGCGGCGATGATTCGGCGGGAGCGACCAGAGCCATATAGGGCAAGCGTGCAGGCCGTGCCCACGGTGAAGGCCGATCTCCCGGCTCTCGAAGCGGCTACATGGATGGATGCGACAGAGGGCACTGATTCGGCTCTGTCTGAGTGGGTTGATTGCCAGTTTCCGACTGATGAAGTGAAGGCTAGGGAACTTGTTCTGAGGCCGCAACTGTTGGCGGCGGTGACGGCGTTGAAGCGGTCCAGGTTCGATACCGGTCGGCTGTTGACTGAGTATCGGAAGCTGTTCAAAGGCACCTTCGACGGGCTTCTTAATGCGCTGGGAATTAAGCGTAGGACAGGCTTCGACATCATTGAGGATTACGAGAGAGCGAAGGCTGTAGCTGAACCATTGAGGGCGGCAGCATCGCGAAAGGGAATCGATCTAGCGGAGCGGAAGTACGAGGACTTGGCTTTGCAATTGGCTAAGAGTGCGAAATCCGCACTGTCTGATGATGAGGCTGATGTCGAGTTTGAGGCTGTTGCTGAGGAAGTCAAGAGTGAGCGATTGAAGAGCAAGCTAGATAAAGGCAAAGCAGATAAGCTCGTTCAGATCTCGTTATCCGGCGGTGCTAATGCGACAGAGTTGGAAGAGAAAGTGAAATCGGCCCTGGGTGCAGATGTGTTTCGGGCGCGATACATCGCCTGGCTGAAGACTCAAGAGGCGGCATTAGCGGAAGCTGCGTAAGACGCAGAAATGCCCGGCTCTCGTTATGAGTTGCCGGGCGTGTTTGCTTGCCTGTAATGCGGGTTGGGTAAGGTTTAAAACGCCAACGGCCCGTTATTCCGCTGCGCCTTGATGGAGACTTTCTTTGCGGCTTTCTTTGCCGGAGCCTTCTTCTTTGCCAAGGTCACAGGACCAGTAAGAGTGCCAGTCCCGGTAACTGTCGCTCTTGTCACGGTCTTCTTCTTGGCAGCGGCTTTCTTCGCTGGCTTGGCAGCGTAGGCCCCCATGTACATGCGTGACTTTGCTGGGGACTTCCTCGCAGCCGTCTTCTTAACAGCCTTCTTCGCTGGTGCCTTCTTTGCTACAGCTTTCTTCGCGGGAGCCTTCTTGACTGCCTTCTTTACGGCTTTCTTTGCAGGAGCTTTCTTTACAGCTTTCTTGGTTGCCATTGTGTCGCCTCTCATAGATGAATTGGGAGCCTACACCAGAATGAGGTCGATGCAGCGAATGGGGAAGACTCAACTTTGGTTCATGCGCGAGGCATAAGACTCACCCTCGCAGCATCGACTGATTCAGATTCTGTGCGACATCAGGGCGGCTGCGAACATCGCAACGTAGGAAAGTGTCAGCATTTTCCAATAGCCATTCTTGCCTAATCGAAAGGGTATTGAAGGGAACCCGACTTTGGGACCGTAGCGAAGGACCTGCCACAGGATGAATGCGAGAACCGGGGGAGCTAAGACAAGAATCAAGATTGTGGTCTGCATTGCTGCTACCTCCGCAATAACTATTTCATGCTTTCTTCAGCTTTGACCAGCGTCTCTTCTGTGAAGCGTTGATTCTAGCGCATTCAGCAGGCCTTCTTAAAGCATTTGATCCGTTTTGGCATGTTAGTTCGTACTGATGGTGGGGAATTCTTAATCCTCTTCAAGAGTCGCTTTACATCCGTTTGCTCGGCAGGGCTGAGGCTTTCATCAAATATCAATCGGGCAGGACGTGTCACATACATCCGCTGCGCGAGATCGGGCGCTATGATGCGCAAGTCCAAATCTTGATCCTCGAACGAGACAAATCGATCGAATGTAACCAAAGGGCCACGTCCCCCTGGGCATTCGTGTCTATGTGGACCCACACCAATCCAATTCAACTTGTAGGCTATCCCATTTGCTCTGGCTTCGCCGCCACTCCCACCAATCCCTATTACAGCGTCATAGGAATAGCCTCGGACAACCCCCATGCAGTCGTGGATTCCAAACCGCCCCTTTTCGTCTGGATCACCATTGTGAGTTCGTTTATAGATGAGGGTTCTCATGCCGGATAGTGTACATGGCGCTGATGTTTTACTGTGTTGTCTCAAAAGTATCGAGAGTCATGTGCCTTGAAAATAATTTCAATTATTTTCGTTTTCCACTGACGGAATTGAAAAAGATTCCGATACTACCTATTTACATAAGCAGCAAAGCCCATCTGGATATTTGAAAACGGGGCAATTGAGCATTGAAACCGGGCCGTCGTGATGACGCCTCGACCGAAGGGCTCAATACGCATGGTAAGAAGTTAGACTGTCCCATGACCGGGTAACGCACTCAGGCGTCCGGCGAAGTGATGAACCGATATGTTCGGGTGGGGCACAGCACAAGCGATACAGGGCATGATGTAAAGAGCCTTGGATCACTCTCCGAAGGGAGCTGGTGTGTTGGCGATACTTTCTCAGGATGCGTTACAGGACCGGGGGGTGACAGAGCACCCATAGCCAGCCTGAGAGTACGAGTCTAAGAAAGTCATACGCTAAGGTCTTTATACTGTCGGCCCTCCTCAGGGTAACGATTGGTGATGATTCAGAGTGATGCACTTCTCTTCAATACCTATAGGGTAAGGAGAAGTGTGTCACCACTGAATCATTGCCTGTCGTTATAGGGTGCGACGACAAGTTCATTCATGCTGTGATGTGATGCCAGACGATCTCTGTGTATGACGTGCTGCCAATCTGTTGAAGTCAGCCATCATTAACACCCTATCTGGCCCTGACCATTTGTACTTGCGGTGTTTGATTCGTAAGCAACAGGTCTATCGTCTGTGAAGGTAATATGCTTCACTGAACGTGGCTGATAGCATGGTCGAATGCCAAATTCTCCGACACCACGAGAACTCCTGCTAGTAAAAGTTGACAGGGCCTATAAGCACATCATCGATCTTGAGGCCGAAATCCTCCAATTCAATCGGGAGGGAGACAGTCACGAAATCTTCTCTAAGGACGACCTTCAGACCGGTGAGCGAACGTTTTATCTCCGAATTATCAAGGATATCCCTCTGGGCATTTCTGCGCTTGTCGGAGATGTTGTTCAGAATCTCAGAAGCACACTCGATCATCTTGCCTTTCACTTGGTACAAAGTAGCCCCATTACTCCTAAGCCCAAAGAGCAAGACATTTACTTCCCCATCTATGAGACGGCCGCCAAATACGATTCTGGAAAGATGAGAAAAACACAAAGCATGGCGGATGCTGCTATAAAGGCTATCGATGACATCCAGCCCTACTACAGAAGCGACCCCATTGATTACTCCGCTGGGATCGGGAATGGAACTCCCCTCTTTTGGCTCGACGAAGTCAGCAAGCTCGATAAGCATCGCCTTCTCGTCACGATTCGAGGTGATGTAGTATCCCATTCCCTTCCAAAATCTAAGCGGATTGAGATGGCCAATTTCTTGAAGACCGCATTGGGGAGCACGTCGGCTGATGTTCGGATTGCCTTTAGGCCAACTGATAGCCCTTTGGTAGATGGCAGCGTGTTGTGTACCCTCCCCATCGCAGATGTAGACAATAAGATGGAGTTTGGATTTCAAATAGCCTTCGGAGAGCCGAAATGGGTTAGAGGCAAGGAACTGCTCTCTACTTTGAAGCACTGGCACAAGTTCGTTAGAGATATTATCGAGGACTTCGACGCTAAAGGTTTGCTCTGACCGCTACCGCGCAAAAGGCTCCTAAAAGGATAAAAGCAACGGGCGGCAATCTCAAGCTCATGCCGATCACAAACGTGATTAAAACAGTCAGTGCGTCATGAAAATAATTACAACTATTTTCATTTATTTGCGTTTTTCGTTGATGGTTTAGCGTGGAAAAAGCATACTAAGGATATGTGTAGGCAAGAATACGCCTGCACTTGCATTGAGTTCTGTTGAGAACCAGCAAGTCATCTCTCAACATAGGAACTCATCATGCAAGCTCTGCTCGACAATCCCCCAAATCCCAACATTCCTGAAAAGTTCATAGACAGGTTCTTCGATAAGGTCCAGGTCGATCCTGTGACCGGCTGCTGGCACTTTGACGCTGCTCGCTTTCGCAACGGATATGCCCATTTCCATAATCCCGTCACAACCGCGTATGCCCATAGATTTTCTTTCCTAGCCTTTAATGGCCCTCTTCAAAAGGGTCTGAGTGTCCAACATCGTTGTCCGGCTGGATCGAATAAGGCATGTGTCAACCCTGCTCATCTCTTCCAGGACACGGCGAAGAAGAACAGCCAGGATGCTGTTGTTGAAGGTCTGTATTCGGCTACACCACGCCGTAAACAAGTGAAGGCTACAACGGAAGAGATTGCAGACATTCGCAAACGTTTCAATGATGGGGAATCTCTATATTCCATCGCGAAGAAATGGAATCGTTCTGTTCCGTATGTGTCGAGTGTCGCCTCGATGAAGCTGCACACTGGCAAACCACGCAAGCCTAGGGCTCCTCTATCAGGCATATCAGCAGTAGAGAAACCCGCCAAAAAGAAGAGTGGAAAGGTCTGGGACACATTAGCCACCCATCTCGCAAAGGAGGCCGCGTAATGACCAATCAGAGAGAACGGAACGCGGAAGCCATTGAGCGGTATGCCCAGCAGGTTCGCGAAGCCTCGGCCGATGTGGAAAGAGCATTTAAGAAGGTTCAAGAATTGATCGATCGATATTACCCAAACGGGATCATGGAGAAAGACGATGCAGAATAATCGCCTCGCTCCAGATCACTTCTTTCGCCTTGCGGATGCACGAAATAGAGATTACCGGCAAGACCAATACGTCGCATTGCTTGAGGCCGCGCCACAAACTGAAAAGGCAGCATTAGCAATCCTCCGAACGGTTCATCATCGGCAAGAGACATCACGCCGTCGGGATCGTAAGTGGACTGTCCAGCCCGACCTGACATTCGATCCCATCGCGCCACAGGGAGAAGATACAGACGGTCATATAGTAGCTGCCTTATCCTGCTTGCCCCTTGAAGATCAAGACATAATCAGCCAACACATCATCGAAGGAATGTCACTCAGAGACATTGCCAAGCAGCAAGGCGTCTCGAAGGACTGCATTCGTAAGCGGTATGACCACGCCAAGCAGAAACTTCAGGCACTCGCCCAAAAAGAGTAGCCAATTTCCTTCTCAAAGACCCGTAATAAGTAGAGGGGAAATATCTCCGCATCAGTCCGATCATTCGATCACCCACCTATTGACTGTTAACGCGTGCTGCATAAACCCCGCCCAATAGAGAACCAACCCCTCGACACATTCAAATGCGAAAAGACACATCACTCCCAAAGCGGGAGAAACACATCCCCGAACGTATCAAGCTCGCTGACGCGTCCGCTCATCCTGGTGTCGAACTCATCGAAGCCTTGACCGAGAGACGGCCAACAGCCGAAGCCAAAGCGATTCTCGAATCATGGCGTTTCAAATATCAGCCGTATAGCGGCAAAACACACCCTAAAAATAGGTACATCCTAAATGTCTAATTGGATCACTAACGCCGCCGACGCCATTGCACACGCCTTCACAAGCGTATTCGGCTCAACAGCCGCAAAGAACTTCCTCGATGCCGAAAAGAACATCCTAAAGACTGCTCTCGGTGTCATCGCAAAGGATGCCGTCACAGCAGTTCAGCAAGACGTAACCAGTCCTCTATCTGAAGCCCAATGGGCAACAGCAGCCGCCACCATCGGCGCTAAAGCAGCAGGCGAGGGAATCGTCGTAGCCGGTCAAGAAATCGACCTGTTGATTGGATTGTTCAGCGCCGTCAAGGTCAGCTAGTGCCCCAGGCTGCAAAGCGCCCATGCAAGAAGTCAGGATGCAGTGAACTCACCTTATCCGGCTATTGCGAGAAACACAGCACGACAGACAATCTGTACAAATACGATAATCATCGTGGTTCAGCAACATCTCGCGGATACGGTGCGGACTGGAACAGGCTCCGTGTGCAGGCACTCATCAGAGACTTCTATCTCTGTGTCCGTTGCAAAGCGAACGGCGATATAAAGCCCGCTACGGATGTTGACCATATCCGGCCATTCAATGGCAAAGACGATACTCTCCGTCTTGATATAGACAACCTTCAATCCCTTTGCAAAGCCTGTCACTCACGCAAAACGGCCAAGGAAGATGGCGGCTTCGGTCACGCCAAATCATGAATCAAGACCTCATAGATATAGCTACCAAAAGAAACATCATTGCGGACGATAGTATTGTCCGGGTAGTTAAATCAAGATGAGGCGAGGCTATAACTGAGATAACGAGTAACAATGCAATCCGCATAGTTACCATATTCCAATTTAGCTGTTGGCCTGACCGTCGAGATTGCATGAGCATACCGCCAAGCGCAATCAACGCCGCAATGCCACCGAAAATAGTCGATCCCCAACTAGCCAAGAACTCATGATCGTGCAGCCAAGTTTGCATGACTATCTCCTCGCTTAGAACTTGTTTCTGTCTGTTTCAGGAAGCCCACCCGACACTTCATTGGGATTCTTCGTCTCTTCGGGATCGTCATACTCCCGCAGAGCGCGCACCTCATGATGCCAAATTTTCATCGTTGAGATGACATCTGTGAGGCTTCCTGACTGCAAATCTGTTTTTTCAGGCTCGCTCTTTGCCAAGCGAGGCCTGACTATCGTCGCTCCTGGTGGATGGGATTCCACGATAAGGAAGACGCCTTGCGCGTCCTTGCCTCCGAGCTGAGGCACAATAGCTGCTCTTACCTGTCCATGCGCAATGTAAACGCATTCAGCTCCGGCTAAACGCCTAGCTTCTGCAACCACATCTCTAACTAGACCCGCTACGTTCACATCGAATAGTAGCCCCGCCACGTCTTCCATCGACATCGTGCGTCTCCCTACATCATTTTCTTGAGTTTCTTAGTGCCAGAACTATATCAGCTTAGCCACGGTGACTGTCTTACGGAGATGTCAAAGTTGCCCGCCAATAGTGTCGATATGGTCTTGACTGACCTGCCGAAGCGGTTTCCACCACCGAGCGACGAGGTTGTCAGGCTGTACACACAGGAACGATGGACACTCCGCAGAATAGCTGACCTCTATCATTCAAATCACCACGTTATTCGCCGTATCCTGCATAAAAACAATGTCGAGATTATCGGCAACAGGGCGCGGAAGCCAGTCAGCGATGAGACGCGAAAGCGTCAGAGCGCGGCGGCTAAAAAGCGTGGCCCGCACCTGACCAAGTACACATACAGCGAAGCCCAGAATAGAGCCAATCAGAAGCGCAAGATGGGAACAGTGATTGACCTCGATCAATACAAAGATTTCGAGCGTCTCAAGTTCCTTACAAAACTGACCTCCAGATATCGAAAACACTTTGGACATTCCGATGAGGTCCGCAAGGCATTTATAGATAAGTTCTGGAATGATCCGGCTTTCAATGCGATATACGACCGATGGATTAGCTCCGGCCAGAACAAATGGTGGATGCCTTCTCTCGATCACAAGCAACCGAAATCACGAAAAGGCTCTTGGGCCTTGGACAATCTGGAAATGCTTACGTGGTTCGAGAACAGGGCCAAAGACAACATGACATCCGAAGAGTGGGCAGCGTTCAAACGCACAAATCACATTAGCTCAGACCTCTTCATCGAGAACATACTTAATGACCGAATCCAACCCAACGGAGAACAACATAGGGAAGACAGCGGATTATCAACTCCTCTTAGGCGATGCGCTTGAGCAGATGAAAGTGATACCGGCAGGATCGATAGATATGATCCTCACCGATCTTCCCTATGGTTAGGAACGACCAGCAACGCGTGGGACAGCATCATTCCGATGGAAAAGCTCTGGGCAGAATGGAAACGCGTCTGCAAGCCAGGAGCGCCAATCGTGCTCTTTACACAGCAACCATTCACCACGACTGTCGCCGTGAGCAATCTCAAACAGCTAAAGACTGAACTCATTTGGGAGAAACCGCAGGGAACGAACTTCCTAAACGCGAAGAAATATCCCATGAAAGTTCACGAGAATATCCTCGTGTTCTGCGATCAAACTCCGCTGTATCACCCACAGATGACGACCGGAGCAACACCATACGTCACTGGCGCTCATTATGGTTCGAGCAACTATCGTCCGATGGATTACGCGGGCGGTAAAGTGAATGCTGACGGCTCTCGCTATCCAAGATCGGTTCTACAGTTCATACCTGAACGAGGAATGCACCCAACACAGAAACCTGTTTCTCTCTGCGAATGGCTCATACGCACATATTCAAATGCTGGCGATACCGTGCTTGATTGCTGCATGGGGTCTGGCACAACGATTCTCGCGGCACTCAATACAGACAGAAAGGGAATCGGCATTGAACAAGATCAGAAGTATTTCGATATAGCAGCACAACGATGCAAAGAGACAGAGGCTAACCAAACAACGTTAACCTCTATCCCGCATGAACCAGACATCATAGAAGATAGAGCGGCTTAATAACCTACCAATCTCGATATGGCAGATTCGATTTCGTCACATTAGCTGATGTCAATCCAATTGAGCGGCAAAAGCCAAAGACCGCGAGCTGAGTGAGATCAGCATTGGGCGTCGGTCCTATTTTGATCTCAGTGACTGCATCCCAACGAAAAACGTCAGGACGCATCTCCTCGGCGGCTTTCGAATGAGGCACATTTAGGGCGACATACGGGACCAAAGATGAACGCGTACATCTGAACTCAATTTGATGGGCCTGCTGGAATTGGGATGGCAGAACCAAACGATACTCAGATTCGCTGCTGAATCCCTTATGTTTGTAAAAACTGGCCTGAGCTTCGATGTTGAAACGGAAGTAAGCGTCGATACTAGCGAACTCATCTCCATAGTTATCCTTTAGCTCCTGCACTGACTTCAACGCATCGTTATACGCCGAATTCAATACTTTAATCGCAAGCTCGCCGTCATTAGGATCAACATAGAATACGCGTTTGAATTCACAGGGCAGTATATAGTCCCACACGTTTCGCTTATAACCCTCGTAGGCAGGCTTCCACGCAAGCTCTACTGCTTTTAGACACTCTGTCTTGAATCCGATGCTGACGCCGTTAGCCTGTGGACAATACGAGCGCCATTGATTCAGCGAATCTGACTCTGCGGAGAACGATGCGACATATGGACCATCGGGTACCTGTGATCGCTGGCTAATTCGAAATTGTTCGACTTCCATGCGATGTTCTGACGCGAAGTTGAGTAAATGTCCATCCACGGTGTCGAGCAGAAGGTTCCGCTCAGAGACATCATTCAAATATCCGATATCCGTAGCCCATATCTTCTGTGTCTTCAGAATCTTCATCATTGAAGCCAGAGACGTGTAGTGATACACCACGGTCGGCTCTACGTCTGGAATCAGGGGTTTGAGAACACTGCTCATGTATCCGCCATCCTAACGGAAATCAAAGGTTAGGGGTATGGGGTCGAAATCCCTCGCATTCAGGCCCCCTGAGACCGCACATTGGTCGAATTTTTACGTCTGCAATTCAAAGTTTTGAAAATCGATGCCCAAACCACGTAAACCGACGGCCCTGCTTGCCTTAAATGGCGGTCTGGCCACTAATCCTGGCCGCTATGCAGATAGATTGAGCGAACCTAATGTGACTCTTCCCATTGGTTCAGCCCCATCCGGTTTCTCCAAAGCGAAACGTGCGATATGGGATGAAGTGGCTGGCTTGGTTGCGCCTGGTGTTCTCCAACGCAGTGACCGCATCATCCTTGAACTCATCACCCACCTCATATATGACCTACGCACAGGCCAATCGACTGTCGCGTCTATCGCGCAGCTACGTATGGCTCTCGCCTCATTAGGCATGACCCCTTCAGATCGAAGCCGCGTGTCAGCCGCTCCCCAAGATTCCCCCAATGACCCCTTGCAGTTCCTCGACAGTTAGCTTCACCGACCGCGCCATCCATTATTGCCGGTCCATCTTCGCGAAGGAACATCCTGCTAGTCGATACACAATCGGAGCCTGTCAACGCTTCCTAGACGATCTAGAGCGCACTGATTGGCGCTGGATATACGATCCCGCCCGCGCACATAAGGTTTGCAGCTTCATCCAGCTCTGCCCACACGAAAAGGGCGCAAAGCAATCAACGCCATTCCTATTGGAAGACTTCCAGGTCTTCATTGTCTGTTCCATATTTGGCTTTGTTGACCGTGACACCCAGCTCAGACGCTTCCGTGAGGCTGTATTGCTCATTCCCCGGAAGAACGGCAAGTCGCCTCTAGCTGCTGCCATTGCTCTATACATGACTTTCTTTGACGGGGAGAAAGGTGCCGAAACCTACTGCGGAGCACTCACCGAACAACAGGCCTTTGAAGTCTTCCGGCCTGCAAAGGCCATGCTCGAAGGGATGCCTGCACTCTGCAAGCGTTACGGAATCGAGATAAACGCAAAGTCTCTCGTACAACCTACATCCCGCTCTCGAATGATGCCCGTCATTGGCACAGGCCGGGACGGCTCCATGCCTCATCTGTTCGTAGGCGACGAAGCGCATCAGTGGAGAGACGCATCTCTCTATGACGCCCAATCAACGGGCATGGTCGGACGTAAACAACCTCTCAAGCTCATCATCACCACTGCTGGCGAAACGATCAGCGGCCCGGCCCACTCCAAACAGCGTGAAGTTGAAGCACTGCTAGATGGCAAAGGCGATAACGAACGTCTATTCGGTGTCATTTATACCGCCGATCCCGAGATCCCCTGGACCTCACGCGAAGCCCTCCTAAGCGCCAATCCCAACATTGGTGTGAGTGTCTCGGAAGAATCCCTCATTGAGGCTCAAGCCGAAGCAATTCGTAATAGTGCCAAGCAGGGAACATTCCGCTGCAAACACTTGAATCATTGGATAACCGCCTCATCCGCATGGATGAACATGGAGTTCTTTCGCAAGTGTGCGGATTCCGCACTCAGCCCAGACGCATTCCTCGATGATCCCTGCATCCTCAGCAGCGATCTTGCCTCCAAGATCGACCTCTGCGCTCTCTGCAAACTGTTCAGGCGGGATATAGAAGGCAAACCCCACTATTACGCCTTCGTTCAGTGTTACGTTCCTGAGTCACGCGTCAACGACCCCGCCAACCAACACTTTCAGAAATGGTGCGCTGACGGGCTTCTCACCTCCACACCGGGCAGCAGCATTGATTACGCCACGCTCGAACGAGACACCCTCGCTGATATCGCCAAATTCAAAGTTTCTCTGCTTGCCTATGACGAACGCTATGCAGACCAATTCTCCCAGCGCGTAGCCGAACAAAGCGGCATAGATAGGGTCATTATCCCGCCATCTCCTCGCGAGCTATCACCCGCAATGAAGGAATTGGAATCAGCCGTATACGACGGCAGGTTCCATTACGACGGCAACCCACTTCTTGAGTGGGCGATGGGCAATGTTCTCACTCACGAGACAGTCGCCGGCAATCTCACAATGCCCGACAAGCCGGCTCCCGAAGCCAAGATAGACCCCGCAATAGCCATATTCCTCGCTATGAACCGAGCCATGTTGCTCGATCCCGCAGATAAGACATCTGCCTTTGAACCGTTCTTCCTATAAGACTCCCTCCCGAATGTCCCTTATCAAACTGAATTTAGAAGTGCCGCCATCGCCTCCGATAGAGCAGCGCGACAGCACCGTTAACGTCAATGGCCTGTTCTCCGCAGCATGGTCAATGCTGACGGATACAACACCCACCGCATCCGGCGAGATGGTCAATGAAGCCATCGCCCTGCAACACATTACTGTTTATGCGGCTGTCCGGTGCATTGCTGAGTCCGTAGGCTCTCTGACTCTCCGTCTCTATCGGCGCACCGACAGAGGCCGTCAGGAAGCACTAGACAAGTCCCTATACCGCGTTCTTACCGTTTCGCCTAACGATGAGATGTCTGCACCTGTTTTATGGGAATCAATTGCTGGTTGCATGGCCCTCACAGGCAATGCCTATCTTGAAATCCTCCGCAACAGCGCATTGGAACCAGTCGGCATATATCCGCTATCACCTCTATTAACCACACCAGTCCGTCTCCCTGACAAGACCCTGGCCTTTAAGACGAGTGTCGGCCTCACTAACGGTCAGACACGCATTGTCGCAGCGAAAGATATGCTCCATTTTCCTCTGTTTTCATGGGACGGCCTCAAAGGTCTGTCACCCATTGGTCAGGCGCGGCAAGCAATTGGCCTCGCGAGAGCAGCTGAAAAGTTCGGAAGCAAGTTCTTCGGCAACGGCTCACGCCCAGGTGGATTGCTCACACCGAACAGCAAGATAGACGAAAAAGAAATGATTAACTTCCGCAAGTTCTGGGAAGCCGCCAATGGTGGAGAGAATCAAGGCCGAATAGGTGTTTTACCTCAGTCCTGGACCTACACCCAGCTTGGCCTGTCACCTGAAGACAGTCAGTTTCTCGAAACCCGTCAGTTTAGCCGTACAGATATCGCAGCACTCTTCCGCGTGCCGCCTACGATGGTCGGCGATACCACCCGCCTGTCAAATAACAATCACGAGCAGCAGTCACTCTCATTCGTCACCGATACATTGCGCCCCTATCTGGTCCGTATCGAGAAGGAAATCCAGCGCAAGCTGCTTCCTGTAGACGGCTCAATGTTTGTTGAATTCGATGTTTCTGAACGTCTACGCGGTGACTTCGCAACGACGATGGCGGGATTCGCAACAGGGAAACAATGGGGCTTCTATTCCACCAACGCAGTCCTAGAAAAGCTCGGCGAGAATCCCATCGGTCCAGAGGGTGATGTCTATTGGGCTCCCGTCAACATGATGAACGCGGCAAGTCTCACCACTGTTCAGAAACCCATAGCGCCGACCACGCCTGCTGAAGCAGAAGCCGAAGTCGATCAAAGATCACTGTTCGATGCCTATATCCCGGCATTCAACGGTCTGTTTCAGGATGCCGTTAGCCGCATATCCTCTCGCAGCAAACGCGATGCGGAATCCATCACACCGATCTTGAACCCAATCCTTCAGTCGATTTCTAGCCTGATCGTCACCGAGGCCCGCAGCAAGTTTGATCTTCCTGATGATTGGACGCCTTCAGACAAGATCGTCCGTGACTGTATCAAAAACGCCTCTAGCCGCGCCAATGAATGGACCACGGATAACGCTTCATCTGTATCCGGCTCCGAAATGAGCAAAGCGATTCGTTCCATCCACACAAACATCTTTCGCGAAGCCGGTGCAGCAATAGCCACAAGGAACCCCCATGTCTAAAGAACCAAATTCAGTTGAGCATCGCTATCTAACACAAGAGTTTCGTGTGTCCGATACAGGAGCGCCAACCATTTCCGGTTATGCCGCTCTATTCGGCGTTTTTTCAGAAGATATCGGAGGCTGGACCGAATCGATTGATCCTCACGCATTCGATGCCATCATGATGACGAATCCTGATGTCCGTGCTCTATGGAATCACAATCCTGACCATGTATTAGGCAGAACTCTATCGGGCACATTGAAGCTAAACCTTGATTCTCGCGGATTGGCCTACGTCATTGATCCACCTAACACAACACTGGCTAACGACCTGATTGTTTCGATGCGCCGTAAGGATGTAACGCAATCGTCATTCGGCTTCAAGGTCAAACGCGATCAATGGACAGAGCAACCAGACGGCAGCATCACTCGCCGCATATTGGAATTCCAAGAGTTGCTAGACATATCGCCTGTTACCTATCCGGCTTATGCCCAAACAAGCTCTCAGGCCCGCAACATGCCTTCGACAATGCCAGCCGAACTCCGCTCTAAGATCATCACCCGATCAGCAGACGACATCTCAAATGAACCTATTTGCGAATGTGAATGCACCCAATGTCTCGCAGGAGCCTGCAATCTCTGCTCTGACGATGACTGCATAGACGAAGTTTGTTCTTGCTACAACCAGAATGCTCAGAGATCACTACATGTCTCTGATTCAGAGCATAGACGCCTTCTGATGAAGCTGGCTCTATTGGCTCATAAGCACTAATCCCCACCCCACAAATTTAGTAATTCGCAAGTAGGACGTCGCCGCTATGTCGTGCCGCGTTCAATCGCACCCGTCTGCCTTGCAGCCCTGAAGTCTCGCCCGCAGCGAATCGGTCAGCGCATATCCCCCCTGCAACACGGAAACACACAATGGAAATCAAGTCTTTAACAGAAAAACGCAACAAGATCATGTCTGATGCGACTGCATTAGTAGCGGGCGAAAACGTCACCGCAGAACAACGCACTCAATTCGATTCAATGTTGGCTGATGTCACAGCCATTGACGGCGATATCGCCAGAGTCCAGGCCGCTGACGAATACCGCGCCTCCATCAACAAGGCTACAAACAGCCCACGTCCTAACCCAGGCGAATCCAACGACGTTCATGAATCCGTTGAAGTCCGCAGCGCCCAGGTAAAGCAATCATTTCGCAATTACCTTCGTACCGGCCAGATAGAGATACGTGATTTAACTGTCGCCAACAGCGGCGTTATGATCCCCACTCTCTTCAATCCTTCAGTCTTTGAAGCTCAGAAGTCATACGGCCAAATCTATGACCTCGTTAACGTGATGAAGACCGACACTGGCGATCCTATCAAGCTAGTTCTTGATAACGACACCAACAACGGCCTTACCTCCGTCACCGTTGGAACTAACGCCAGCGAAGTCGACCCATCCATCACTGGATTAACCCTTCAGGTGGACAACTTCACCACAGGCGTTATCAGAATCGACAATGGCCTCCTAACAGACGCCGGATTCGATGTTGAGGCCTTCATCCGTGACAGATTCGCTAACCGCTTCTTTCGGGGTGCAAGCAATCTCATCATCAACGGCAACGCAGGTGCGGTTCAGTCAATAACCACCGCATACAACACCCAAGGTTTCACCAGCGCCACAACCAACAAGCTCGGCTATGTTGACTTTGCTACTGCTATCGGAACCCTAGACCCTGCATATCAGCCTAACGCCGTATGGGCAATGTCCAATGCAACACTTGGCTATGTCATCGGTCTAACTGACACCGCTGGCCGTCCCTTATTCCTTCCTAATTACGGTGACGCATCAGGTGGTTTCGTCGGAACCATTCTCGGTCGCCCTGTAAAGCTAGTCACCCAGCTTCCCGCTGTTGCAACAGGTAATGTTCCTGTTCTATTCGGTGACTTCAAACAAGCCTATACATTCCGTCAGCAAAATCCTGGCCTCGGAATCCTTCGCTTGAATGAACTCTTTGCAGCCGGATACGAAACAGGCTTCGTCGGTTTCGCCCGTGTCGGTGGATTAGCCACTAACGCCGGTGTCTCACCCATCTGCGCAATCACAATCAAGTAACCGCCCAAGAAGAAGGCAGGGGATGGCTCACGTCGTCCCTTGTCTCTTCGGTATCCCGCCTAAATGATCCTCAGCTATCAACTCATCACACCGCCAACGGTGGAACCTGTCACGCTCGAATTGGCAAAAAGCCATTGCAGAGTCGACTTTACTGCTGATGATCCTCTGATCCAGGTCTACATCACAGCGGCCCGGCAGTATGCGGAGAAATACACCAATCGCGCATTCTTCAACCAGACATGGGTGTTGGCATTGGATCACTTTCCGTTGCCGAGATTCCAAACGTCATTGAATGCAGAACAGCGTCATGATTGGCCCTATTTCGGTGCCGCATGGGACTACTTCAGCATCAGGCTGCCTAAGCCACGATGCGTCTCTGTTCAGTCCGTCACATATCTTGACCTGAACGCACAGCTTCAGACATTAGACCCATCGACATACTTCGTCGATACGACCTCCGAGCCTGCTCGTCTCGTGCCGTCTGAAAACCTCTTCTGGCCATACACACAGCAATATCTCCCCGGCTCAGTAAAGATCACCTATCTGGCTGGCTCTTATGGTGATGGCGTGACCGTCAACACATGCCCACAAACCATTGTGATGGCGATTCTGTTGCTCGTGAGCCATTGGTATGAGAACAGGGAAGACAGTACAGCCCTAAACCTCAAGAACATCCCTATGGGTGTCAGTGCCTTGCTGGATACGGAAGTGTTCAACGCGCTGACTTACGACGCGGTATAAGCCATGCAAGCAGGAAATCTCAAACGCCCCATCACCGTCGAAGTTCCCGGCACTACCAAAGATCAATACGGCCAGATAACGGCCACATGGGACACTCTGTTGCAGACATGGGCAGACATCCACACGATCACTTCTAAGGAAGTCTATGCTCTGGGTGCTGGATTCAATTCTCAAATCTCCCACAAGATCACTATCCGGTTTCAACCTGCTGTAACGCTCGCAGCCGGAATGCGTGTCGTCTATCTCACCCGCAATTTCATCATTCAAGCTGTATCCGATCCCACAGAAGAGCGTAGGGAACTGGACCTGCTCTGTCTTGAGCAAACGAAATAACAATGATTGAATCCGGTCTTTATCAACTCATCACCGCTAATGCAGGATTCTCGGCCATCGCAGGAAACCGTCTGTATCCCCTGGTGTTGCCTGATTCGCTAGTGCAATCAGATACGACACAACCATCTGCGACATACCAGACTGTCTCGTCTGTGCCTGTTTACACCAACGACGGCCCTGCCGGATGCGTGCTCGCCAGAGTGCAGTTTGATTGTTTCGCGGCGGCTTATGCAGACGCAAAGTCTGTCAGCGATGCGATCAGAAAGACGCTTGACGGCTATACAGGAACACTCCCTGATGGAACCCCTGTGTCGAATTGCTGGATAGATAACGTCACTGATTCCTATTCGCAAGACACCCGCCTATATAGGACATCGACTGATTACCGCGTCCTCTACGCACAGCAATAACGAAACTGTCCGGTCTGGACACTTTCTCTGAACATCCGCAACACCCCTCTCCGCAACATCCCCTCCGCACTGCCCATTTCCCTCCGCTTCAAAGGAATCCCCATCTATGTCTACCGCCTTTATATCCGGTAAGAGTTCCGTATTGTCTATTGCCGCAGCTTCGGCTACCGGAACACCCACCTTTACCCCAATCAATCAGATCAAAACCACTCAGTATTCAGGCCGCAAGATGGATACCGAAGACATCACCAACATGAGTTCTGCTGGCGTGACTCGTGAGTATGCCCCAACTCTCAATGATGCCGGTCAGCTTGCAATCAGCGGTGTGTGGGACCCCTCAGACCCCGGCCAGCTCATGCTCAGTGCCGCATTCGATGCTCAAACTCTTCTCTCGGTAAAGCATCAGCTTCCTCTCATTCAAGATGCTGCAACTGTCCAGACAACCGGACCTTTGCTCACTTATGTGGGTTACGTCACTGAGAGCACTTTCGATATTCAGTTCGATAAGAGTTCGACATTCAACGCCACCATCAAAATCACTGGCGTAATCACCATCGCTCCCGGCAACTAATCCGTAGGAACCCTAGAAATCCATGTCTGAAAATAATCAAGTAGCAGGCACGGTAGGGAAAGACCCTACTCTGCCTGACGTATCCCTAATCCTGAATGGTGTGGAGCGGCATCTGTGTTATGACTTCAATGCCATCGCCCAGGCCGAAATCCATACCGGTATCAATCTGTTAAAGAACATCACTGACGTATCCGCAACCAATCTCCGTGCGCTGTTGTGGGCGGCATTACTAAAAGAGAATCCCAAACTCACAATCGAAGAAGTTGGTAGTTGGATCAGCCTGCATAAGGTTCCTGCAATCCATAACGCCATCATCACCGCATGGTTTGGTTCGTTAGACGAGCCAGAACCTAAGGGTGAAGACGCGGGGGAATAGACGGCTCAGGTGGTGCAGATCATCTGAGCCTTTCTTATCTTTGGTCTGTTGCGAGATACGACCTCCGTCTCACTGACGTTGAGTTCTATTCGCTGACCCCTCGTCAGTTTTCCCTATTGTTCAAGCGCCATAGAGAAATGCTCCAGCATCGCGAGATGTGCGCTGCATTCACTACAGCAGCGGTCATCAATAGCTCTATATACGCGCCTAAAGAAGCCGTCTCACCGCTCTTATACATGCCAAGTCATCGTGAGAGTGTCCCGCCTAAAGCCCTCGCCCCTCCAGAAGAGTTGCAAGCAATACGAGATGCCTTCATGGCTCAATCGGCCCAACTTGCCTACGAGATGAAACAGGGATTCGGCCCACTGTACGACCGTATCTGCCTGCACAAGACACCTGATGCCTAACGAATTCTCCGATCTCATAGCAAAGCTCGATGCCCTGAAGGGTGATGCGCTCAAGAAAGCTGAACGCAAAGCCCTGACGGAAGTCGGCCAGATAGTGAAGACAGCAATAGTCGAACGAACTCCTGTTCAGTCTGGTGTTGCCGAGGGTCTCCTCAAACCCGGTGAACTAGCCGCCAACATAAAAGCCGCTGTTCACATCGCGAGCGACAAATCCACCACGACAGGCGATGTCTCCAGCGTCACCATCGGTCCTGGAACTGCCGTGACACGTTCTGTTGCCAATTGGGTAGAGAACGGACACGCGAATGCTCGCGCTACTAAGGGCAAGAAGACAACCGATCCTCATCCCTTTATCCGGCCAGCTCAAGACGCCACACAACAACAAGCTATTGACGCTTACGCCGCCACGATGACGGCTGAAGTCACTAAGGCACTTAACTAAATGGCAACACAAGTTCAGGTCGTATTCAACGCCGACACAGGGCAGTTCGTCTCAAATGTCGATAAGGCGAATCAGGCAGTCTCTAAGTCTAGTCAAGCTGTAGCCAACGCTAAGAATCAAATCCTATCCAGCTTCAAAATGCAGATCGATGCTGCTAAGAGTGTTGGCGCATCTTCGGATGAGTTGGCAAGGATTCAACAGCGTACCGCTAGGATGATGTCAGAGGTCACTGATACGAATGCGAACCGCATCGTAAACAGTCTCGACCGAATCAGCGCCAAGAACAAGCAAGTTCAGGCAGAACTAGCCACACTCAATAAAGTTTCCCCTGTTTCAAGTTCAATCGGTGCGGATGTCTCTGACCGTGCAAAAGCCTCTGCCAGCATTCGTGCCCTAAGCGGAACCGGAAGCATTCGCGCGGCTGAATCATTTGCATCATCTATCCCGCTCTTATCGAAGGCATTCGATGTCGCGTTTCCCATCGTTGGCGCAGTTGCTTTCACCGCTGAAATCGTCAGAGGTGTTGAAGCTCTCCATCAGATGTATGAGACGGCGGTCAAACTCCCTGACGCACTGAAGGATGGCTTTGAATCGCTGAATGCTCCCATTGAGACTAACGTCGATGGACTCCGCAAGGCGAACGATGAATTAGAAATCACCATTGCCAAGTTAGAGCACAAGCCGGTCAACACATTGGCGCTTGCCCTCGACGAAGCGCGAATCAATGCAGATCGTCTCGCAGAGTCGTCGGACAAGGCGGCAGCGAATGTCAAAAAGCTATTAGCAGAGAACTCAGCAGGTCTAGGTGCGTTCGCCCTCACTGGTCAAATCAGCACCGGGCCTGTCTCTGATGAAGTAAACAAGCGGATGACCGACATCCGCAATATGCAACGGGATAACCGGGACGCAACACGCTCCGGCACTGACACACCCGAGGCAGCAACGGCACGTATCGCAAAGATCACCGCAGCTCTCAAAGACTTGTCAGCATGGGCGAAACAGTCACGCACTGATATCCAGTCATTCGATACCGGCGGCAAGAACAGCGCCAATATCAACATCTTATCTGGCGTTCAAGACTTTGCAGACAATACGCTCGATGAGCAGTCTCAGCAGAATCGCAACACCGCTGACCAGCAACAAGAAAAACAGCTTCAGGATGCGCAAAAGCGTCGTCAGGAAGCACAAGAGGCAACACGTCAAGCCTCTGAAGCTCAACGGAAGGCGATGGAAGCCCAACGTCAGCAATGGCAGGGCCAAGACGATTCCCGTAAAGACTCTGGCAACGATTCAGCCGTCATTGAAGTAAACACATGGGATCGTCGGTTAGCCGGTCTTCAGCAGGGTTCAGCACAATATCTCTATGCGCAAAACGAACTCACCGCAAAGCTAAGGGAAGCTCGGACTCAAGCCGCCGAGGCTCAGAAGCAAGCTGCTGCTAAGGCTCTCAAAGATCAGAGCGATTCATGGGATCTCGATCACGACTCATGGACTCAGGCAGGGCATCGCACGGCACAGGATGAAGCCGACTATTGGTCTATCCGTGTCTTGGAAGCCCAGCAAGGTTCAGCCAATTACAAAGCCGCATACGATAAATACACCGCTGCCATCAATGCCAGCCAACGTGAGGCCGAGGAAGCTGCGAAAGCACGCTCTAAGGCATCCCTCGAACAGGGATCACAATCGACAGGCTATGCTGAAGCTGTTCTAGGCATTCAGCGACAGACCGGCCAAATAAGCAATCAAGATGCTGCCACACAACAGGCCAACATCCATGCCGAACAGTATCGTCAGCAGATTGCAGCCCTCAATGATGAACTAGGCAGACAGACCGGCTTAGACCCCAACTCAGCCGCCACAGTCAATGCGCAAGCTGCCGTGGCGAAGGCTCAGGCCGACCGCCAAGTCCAGATCATGCAGGACGCGGCACAGACTGCCGGTGCCTCATGGCAAGGCGCACTGAAGAATGCGAATGCCTTATGGGTGCAGGACAGTGAAGACTCTGCTAAACAAGTCGTCGCGCTATATCAACAAGCTATATCTGGCCTAAATGACAACCTTTCAAACCTAATGGTCGGTGATAAGACCAATTGGTCGGGCATGTTCCGAGGCATTGGCAAGAGCCTAGCGAATGACAGTCTGAAACAGATTGAAGCCCCTGTCTTAGGCGCTCTCGGTCTAAGTAAGCCTGATGGAACAGCTACCAATCCAATCAATGTCCGCATCGTCGGCCAATCCGTAGGTGGTGCAGCTAGTGGCCCCTTTGGAAATCTCTTTTCAGGTAAAGTCCCCGGTGGTGCAGGTTCATCCTCTGGTGGCATCTTCGCAAGTCTCTTCCATCGATCAGCTAAGGTCGCCAGTCCTGGTGCCTCTGCCGATTCAACAGATGGTGATGACGTAGAGTCACCAGACGATGATGGAGCTGGTTCTGGCGTAGGTACTGTCGTTAGCGGTGGCTTTGGGAAAGTCCTTCCTGAACTGTCTATGTTCGGTGGTGGCTTCGCATTGGGCGGTGGCGTCCAAGCTGGCGTACCGATCGATGTGGGTGAGATGGGAAGGGAACGATTCGTTCCGTCTACTCCCGGCACGATCATCCCGCATAACGCTCTCGGTGGTGGCAGCAACTATTACTCAATAAACGTTGCTAACGGCGTGACCCCCGAACAATTCGATATGAAGTTCAGGGATGCAATGGGTCAAGTTGCACCGCAATTAACGAAGACAACTTCTCAGGCCATGAAAGATCATCAGCGCCGTCAGCCTTCCTCGAAGCGATAACACGGCTTCCTCTCACACATCTTTAGGAACACCTTCATATGTCCACAATCGGCACCTATAACGGCGCTAATATCGTCGCGTTTCCGTGCGCCCCCGGAATCAAACAGCTAAATCTCTCCATGAACGACACAACACCTGTATCGACCTCACCCTTTACAGGTGTTCAGCAGGTCCAGGCATGGCCCGGTGCAGACTTCTGGACTGCCGACCTCACACTCCCGCAGATGACATCTGAAACAGTTGCCGCGTGGGAAGGATTCTTAGGCGAATGCAGAGGTATGACCAATGTGTTCTATCTCGGCCATCCCTTCCACATCTCTCCTAGCGGTTCAGCAAGCGGCACACCTGTCTGTAACGGCGTGACTGCCCCCATGAGCTACACGCTTGCCACTCGTGGATGGACACCGAACACCTATCGTTTACTTCTACCGGGCGATCATCTCCAGATTGGTTATCGTCTGCATCGTGTTCTGACTCAGGTTGATTCCGATGTAAACGGTGGCGCGATCATCTCTGTTTGGCCTTCTATTCGCGAGGCTACGACAGACGGTGAACCGGTCATCCTCAATCGTCCGCAAGGGCTCTTTCGCCTATCCAGCAACAAACGATCCATTCTGAGCGCTGAAACAAGACTGAATGCCGTCACGATCTCCGTGATAGAGGCCAGATAGACATGAGAACAATTGATCCACTCATGTTGGCTGCGCTTCAGGCTTCTGTTGTGGTGCCTGCATTCTTGGCCTCACTTCAATTCAAGTCCGGCCCACAGTACATATGGAGCGGTGTTGGTCCTCTTGTCTACAACTCCAACACCTATCTCGGTGTCGGCTCTCTCGGTGGCGTAGGAACAATCAGTGAGGGAACAGAAGTCCAGGCAGCAGGAACAGCTCTGACTTTATCTGGCATCGATCCTGCACTCTACTCAGCCTGTCTTACTGACATTCAGTTAGGCGCTCCAGCTCAAGTGTGGTTCGCGTGCCTGAATAGCGGGCAGATCATCGGCACACCCTATTTGCTCTTCAGCGGCCAAGTAGACAAGCCACACATCACAACCGGGGCCAATACGATCACCGTTTCTCTTGCTCTAGAGAATCGCCTGGCCAACCTGCAAAGGGCATCTGCTCGGCTATGGACGGCGGCTGACCAGAACATGGAATACCCGACCGACAGCGCCTTCAACTGGGTCGAGATATTGAACGATATCTCGTTGAATTGGGGTTCTTAACCCTCTCTTACCGCCACACAATCAGCAGCGCTCGGTTCATCCATCGCCTATGTGCGCGTGGATTGATTCGCCACGCCTGCGAAGGAACACAGTTACTTGAACATCTACGGTTATATCTATTTGATTCGTAATCGAATCGATGGAAAGGTTTACATAGGACAGACTGCAAGAACTATCGAACAACGATGGAAACAGCACAAGAAAGAAGCGCGTGCTGTGAGAAGCAATGCTCATTTGTATTGCGCGATGAGAAAGCATGGACTGGAATCGTTCGACATCGTTTGTCTTCATCAAGCCTTCAGCAAAGCAGAGTTAGACGACATGGAGCGTCGAGCCATCTTTACTCATGATTCGATGAACCCTGACTTCGGTTACAACAAGACCGATGGCGGTGCAAACGGAAAACGATCCGATGAGACTCGTAAGAGATTGAGCGAGTCACATATGGGACACAAACGCTCTGCTGAGTCCCGTCGAAAGCAAAGCCAATCGCTCATGGGACATTCTTCCGGAATCAAGGGTAAGAAACATTCGCAAGCTACACGGCAAAAGATGAGTGAGTCGCAGAAGGGCAACACCTATTGTCTTGGCAACAAACTCACAAAAGCTCACCGTCGCAAAATCAGTGATGCCGTAAAAGGTGAGAATCACCCGAGCTTCGGTAAGAAACTCTCAGAGACGACACGCCAAAAGATGCGTGAGGCACGACTGAGACGTAAGTCGGAAGCGTCTCCAGCCCTCATCTGGGGCAGCTAATCATGGCGCTTGTAAGACTCCCAAAGTGGGACACACAACTCCTACCTGCATTCATCGCTGCTCACAAAAATGTTTCTTTCAAGTGGGGCACATCGGACTGTTGCCTGATAGCAGCAGATGCGATTCAGGCAATGACAGGCGTGGATATCGCCAGCGACTTCCGGGGCAAATACACCGACGAAGCCTCTGCATTCGCACTCATCAAGTCTGTAGCGAACGGCACAACCGTAGCTGATGCAGCCGCCTATTGTGCAGCCAAGCACGGACTCACCGAATGGTCGAAGCCTTTGCTTGCGCAACGTGGCGATCTTGTCACCATTCAGAACGGAACACAGCTCATCGCTGGCTTCGTCGGCATCGATGGCAGATATGCAATCAGCATCGGTGAAACCGGCCTGATGCAGTTTCCCATTTCAGTCATTACTCGCGCGTGGAAGACCTCCTAAGCAGGCACACGCTCCAGAACACACAAGGTCGCTCATTCAGAGCGGCCTTTCTATTTAGGAACACAAAACACATGAGTAAGGCCTTGGTTGGAGCAAGTGAGCTGATTGGCGCTGTTGGCATGGGTGTCGCCGCATTTCTAGACCCCGCACTCGTAGCGAGTCCCTGGTTCGACAAGATCATGGCATCGCTGGCTATCAGCGGTATCAGTATGGAAGCCGGAGCTATAGCCAACGCTCTCACTGCTAACCGTGGCGTCAACATCACCACTCGTCAAGCTGCCTCATATAGACAAATCATCTATGGGATTCAGCGTGTCGGTGGAATTCAAATCTATCGTTCGACTACAGGCGGTCACCATGACCAATTCAATTATGTAATCGTCATCGCTACTCATGAATGTTTCGCCATTGAGAATCTTTACCTTGACGGCAGACAGGTTTATTGGGATACCACCAGCGCTGGCAACACCACACAAAACGGATATAACTTCGGTGGCAATGCTGACGGTAATTCCCACCAAGGCCCTAACGGCGTTCAATACAATTTCGGGACTCTTGTCTACTGTGAAGCTCGCTATGGAGAACAACTTCCTGGTGATGTCATCGGTGGTCTCACCGCAAACGATCCTACCTGGGCTGCATCATCCGGCAAGTCTCCCTTTGTAGGCGGCTGCACGTACGTCTATCTCAAAGTTGAATATGACTCGTCTATGTTTCCTTCTGAGCCTGAAGTAAGGTTCACGGTGCATGGAAAGCCTGTCGTTGACCCTCGCGTAGGAACAACGCCCACATACTCTGCCAATGCAGCCCTCATCATCAATGATGTTCTGACTGACCCTGAATGGGGCCTCGGTGACGACAGCGTAAATCAGGACCAACTGATTGCAGCAGCCAACATTTGTGATGAACAAGTCGCTCTCGCAGCGGGCGGCACAGAAAGCCGATATTCCTGTCATTGGCATTACGACACAGGCACCGCTGTCGGAGATATCATCTCGACGCTCATGGAGTCGATGGGTGGAAAGATCAGCCGAATAGGCGGTCAATGGTTCATCTATCCGGCAGCCTATTACGGACCTTCAGCATCATTCAACAGCGACCACCTGATTGACTCTGTTGATTGGACTACTAAAGGCTTCCGTGACATCTCGAATAGAGTTCGCGGCAAGTACACAGCGCCAAATTTTCCATTCAACGTCGCTGGCAACCTGTACGACTCTAACGGTTGGTACAACGGCCAGATACAGGACAACTTTCCCTTTGCCTTCCAGCCGACTTCATATCCAGACTATGCAGCGGACACTCTCCACGGCTACGCCAATGATGAATACCTGACCGAAGACGGTGGGGTTGTTCTCCCTCTTCAGAAGGATTTCATTCAGGTTCTCAGCATCGCCCAGGCGCAGCGTCTAGCGAAAATTGCGTTACTCCGCAACCGGATGCAAATGGGTTCGGGCACGCTAAAGATGTCTCTTGCCGCTTTCATGTTGCAGCCAATGGACACGTTCAATATGACGTGTTCTCAGATGGGTTGGACAGACAAACTGCTCGAAGTGAACTCATTTCAATTCGCTACCGATCAGACCGATGCAGGGCCTCTCCTCAGCATCACGCTCGGCGTCAATGAAACCGACCCAACAATCTATGACTGGAGCGTAGCCGAAGAGCTGACCGTCTATGACGTGCCAGCCGCTCCATCGCTTCAGGCTCCCTATACTCCTGCACCGCCTACAGACATGGAACTCATCTCCTCGGCTGCGACTGCATTGCTACAGCCTGACGGCTCTGTTGCGCCACGAATCCAAGTCAACTGGACAACACCTCTAGACATCCTCGTCACCCAGATACAGGTTCAGTATCAGCCGGTTGGTGCAGCCAATTGGACGGATGCGGGTTCAGCGTCGGTCAATAGCAATTTCTACTTCATCAGTGGTGTTGTATCCGGCCAGCAGTATGACGTTCGGATTCGATCAATACGCGGTAATGGTGCGACCTCTGTATGGGTGGAACTCGACGGCTTCACCGCAGGATTGGTTCTATCTGTTCAGACTCAGGACGGTGTCGGTAAAGGCTCACTCGTCGGGGAAGCGTATCCCGATGGAACCGCTGCTATCGAGTGCAATCCCTTCACCGCGCTTGTCGGCCAGTTGTCTTTGCCTGTCTTCCCTGGTGGAGCAGTGACGATCTCAGGCCTGACTCAACAAACTCTCTATTACGTGTACTATATCGATCCAACCTATGTGGGCGGCAATGTCACACCGATAGCAACGACAAATCAGTCTGACTTTCTCGGCAAGCTCGGATACTTCCTCATCGACTCTATTGTGACGCCTTTTGCTGGCTCAGGTGGAGGGGGTGGAGGTACAGGAACGAGCGGCGGTAAATACCAGCCAACAACTTTTAGCGATTTAGGAACCAGAACCACCACGACCCCTGCTGCTGCATATGACGGAAATCTAAGTTCATATGCCACGGTATCGGGATCGAGTACCTCTACCTTTGCTGTTGGTAAGACATCGAATACAACAGCGATAGGCAGTGGGGCATGGTCAGGTTTTAACTCCGTAGTTGCCGCCGCCGACATGACCCTGACGGTTATCTGTACTACGATCCTTAGGCAATCGGCCACTTCGCCGAGTGGGAGCGTTAGTATTAATGCCTCTTTAGGAGGAAGCACAACCTCTCCTCTCGCTAATTCAGCAGGAAATTTGACTACCTATACATTGACTGTTCCTACTGGAACCAATCTGTCTGGCATCTCGGTTTTTGTGAATGCTGTTCCGGGTGTTGGTGGAGCATCGAGTTCTGTCCCGAGCGCTTCGTCTTCAGTACAGGCCCAGGTGGCTGAGATTTACATTCAATAACTAAATCCCCTTTGCAGTGAGCGCATAGAAGCCCGATTCCTTTGGGCCTCTATGCCCCTGCATGTCCGCACTACGAGATTCCCCTTCAATGACATATCAATTCAGCCCTCAGGGCCTCTCACTGACCAAACAGTTTGAGGGGCTTAGGCTCACCGCATATCAAGATGTAGCCGGTGTCTGGACAATCGGATACGGCCATACAGGCGATGTCCATCCCGGCCAAACGATCACAAACGAACAGGCAGACAGTCTGCTTCTGTCGGACATGGCGATAGCGATTGCTTGCGTCAATCGTCTGGTCAAAGTCCCGCTCACGCAAGGGCAGTTCGACGCTCTCTGTGACTTCACCTTCAATGAGGGGGTTGGAAACTTCACCACATCCACTCTTCTTCGCGTGCTCAATACAGGCGATTACACCGCAGCCGCGAAGCAGTTCAGCGTTTGGGTGTATGCCGGTGGGAAGGTGCAGGCCGGTCTTGAACGGAGACGCGCAGCCGAGCAAGCCATGTTTAGCGGGAGCGGCGAATAATGCCTCCACAAATCACTCTCCGAGACTTGGATGGAATGCCAAAAGGAGAAATTCACTTAGCAATCGCTAACTCTGAGCGACAAACACTCGGCCTAATGGAACAGAAATTGAATGAACACCGCGAAAAGATAGAGCGCCGACTAGACAATCAGGACGAGAAGCTGGAAACCATGCAACAGGACATCACCTCTCTAGTGGGGACTGATAAAGTCCCTGGCCAGATAGGGCGAAACACTGAATTGCTTGAGGGCCTCGTTGCTAAACACGAAGCATGGCATGAGCAGGACACAGAGTTTCGATCTCACATCACCAGCCAAGTCAGCGAACTGAAAGAGCAACACAAATCTGTCACTAAAGACATTCGCTCTGTTAAGTGGTTCATCACTATTTGTTCTGCGCTCGGCATGGCAGGGAACGCGATTCTCAAAGTCGTGCGGCAAGGCAAAGAACTGTACAAGGCAATTGGTGTCGGTGGAATCCTCTGGATTCTGATTGTTCAGTTTCTACACCTTATCTGGCCTCTTCTTCACGCTTGGCTCCATTGGTAATCGAAGACGGCGCGAATAGGGAAGACACATTCTATTCAGCACTCTTCTAAACATCCCCTTCAGTAACAAATCCCCCCACACATTCATTAGGAAACACACTCAATGGCAAGTCTCACTGCAACGGTGGGTTACACCGTCGTGTCTGCATCTAATCTTCGTGATTCGAGCAGCGCACCAATAACCAATGCAACAATCTATTTCACACCTGTAGACAATAAAGGCAAGCCTCTCTCATACAAGACAGGAGGTGTCGCTCCTGGGCCGACTACGGTCTACAAGGTCTCTGCTGTCGTCACTAATGGCGCGTTTCAAATACTTCTTGCCGATCCTAATCTGACAACCCCAATCAACATTGGCTATGCGGTCAGGCTCATTGACAACGTGACAGGCAACAATCTTCTCGGCCCTGGTTATGGCTGTGTTCAGTGGCCTACAGGTTTGGCCTTCGACTTCGATACCTATGAACCGGACCTTGCAGCTCAGGTCACTGTTCAGCCCGGCCCCATTGGACCTCAAGGTGTAGTCGGTCCTGTTGGTCCTCAAGGCATTCAAGGGAATGTTGGTCCTGTTGGTCCCACTGGACCTCAAGGTGTTCCCGGTATCGCTTCATTGGGAGCGCTTGCTTCGCTTGCCTCAAAACAACCGGCTGGTAGTTCTCTCTTGCAGCTATGCAATGTAGCGGCCTGCACCACAAACGCTTTCTTGAATACAGGAGGCGTCGTAACTCCTAACACCTCGGCCAACGTGGCCGTCAGCGACTACATTCCAATCACAGCAGGGCAGCAGTACATCTCGACTGATTCGCTTCCTAGCGTGCAGCGCATTTCGTATTTCGATCAAAATTTCACATGGGTTGTCGACGATACGACGATGCATGGTGCTGATACGGCTATCTCCGCTCCGTCTAACGCGAACATTGCCTACATGCGGATTACTCTGGCCAACACCCACGTAATCGCCAACCCAAATAGCTTGATGATTAACTACGGAACTGTCCTCGCCCCTTGGCAGGCATATGGTACTTATCCGGGTAGCACGATAGATGCAAAAGATGCGGCTGTAGCCACTACCGCAGCAGCTCAACTTGCGTCTGGGCTTGGTCTGGCGACCCTCCCACATGCTGAACTTGGTATTTGGCCTAACGGTCGCAACCTCATTGACATCAATAATGCTCTTGCAGGCTGTCGCAATGTTGTCGATGGCACAATCAATACAACCGGTGTCGCTGCGTCTTTAAGAAGCAGTCTACTCACACCTTGCGCAGGGCTGAGTTTTGTGTCTTGCGCTATGCAGAACGGCAGCCCCGGAAATGCAAACTTTGGACATTGTTTCTATAAAGCAGACGGTACATTTTTATCTGCTATTCCTACAACGACATTTGCAGCAGGGCAAGCAATTCCAATTCCAAACAATGCTGTTTTTATGAGTTTGATGTGGTCACCTGCAACAGGTAAAGTTCCTTACTTTGCACCTTGTACATCTGCTGGCGGCATTCCTCCAATTATCAATCCATACAGAGGCCGTCCGCTTACGCCACTGACTAACATCAATGTTTGGTTCTGTGGCGATAGTCGCTTAGGTCAATCTTCCATCACTAACGGTTTTTGTGCTGCATCAGGTTGCAATTTGGCAGGACTGGACGCACGCGCTGGCCGGGCATTCTCACAGATATTTGAGATGTACGGTAATGATCCCGTCAATGGCACTAATCAAGGATTCACATCCACAGTTGCAAATCCGACCACAGGGCAACAAGCGCAGACTTATCACAACAGCGGGACTATTGGAAACACCCTTGCACAAGACTTGGCGACTATGGAAATGGTCATCATCGCGCTTGGCACTAACTTTGATTCACCAATGGGAACGTATGTGGACACATCTGCGACAGCGAGCATGTGTGGCTATTTGCGCAGGGCAATTGAGGGCTACCTGCAAGCCAATCCATTCGCCCGATTGATCCTGATTGCCCCGCAGCACAACTCATTTCAGACCGATGTCAACGTTAATGCCTGGAATGCGTTGGAAACCCAAATTGCAAACGACTACGGTGTGCCTGTGCTGAATGAACATGCTACCGGGCAATTCAGCGCCTTCATGGCTACATTACCTGCGGGTGTTTCAGTCGGCAATGTCAACACCCAGCAGACCTACACAATTGACGGAACCCACCCAACTATCTGGGGAGGCTTTTATGTGGAAGGTCCTCTATGGGCACGGTTCGCACAGCATTACGCTTACGCAAAACAGCCTGTGACCGGTGCCGGTGCTAATTTGTATGACTGGTCTACCAAATAAGCGCTTGTTTCTGCATCAGAACAACAAAGAGCCTCATCGTCATTGCGCGGTGAGGCTCTTTTCATTTGCAGAAATAGTGCGATAGCATTGCTTTTATGTGGCGCACCCTACTCACCGTATTTCTTTATATCTTCGCTGCCGCGATTCTTCTAAACGCTCTTCTGAACGTGGTGAAGCTCGTATTGAGAATCTTTCGGAAGAGGCAGAAGAGATCAATTTCAAACTGAGGCACTACCTCAAATTGGGATTTATATGGGCCAAGGCGGATTATGAAAATATAGCGGATTGCTGGCTGATGTGTGCGCTTGGTTCATTTATTCAAGCCGAATGCAACGCAATTGAAACTAAAAAGGCCAGTCCGTGATGGGCGGGCCTTTTGTTGTGCTCACTTGGACGCCTGAAAGCCGGATGTGGTACAAAATTTGGGTGCATGATTCCCGTGCATTCCTCCGGGCCATCTTTCCGAACACCACACCTGAATATCAGTGCAGTTGAATTGGCTTTCCTGCCTCTGTGTCTGCCACACATTTCCAACGAGCACAGAAAGTTATGAATTTCACAACATACAAGGAGAAATGATATGAGCAACATGATATCCGAGAGTGCATTCTTTGCAGAGAACCCCACGGAAGAGAAGTCAACCGATGAACAGGCTCCAACGAAGGAAGCGGTCCTAAAGGCAAGTGAGGACTTCCATGCGATACCGTTGAGCATGGTGGCCGACGCGGATAAGCCTACGGAGGAAAAAGCCCCCGAGAAGTTGAACCCAGCACTTACCGGTCAGGATATGCTCCAACCAAAACGCCAAACGTTCGTAAAACCAAACGAGGACCTCGCGGCACTTGACGCGCTTTAA